ATCGTACAGGTGAGCTTATTATCATTGCCGGCAATCAAAGGTATGAAGCAGCAAAGAGTATCGGCATGAAGCAGGTACCTACATTCCTCATTGAAGGATTAACCGAAGAACGCGAGAAAGAACTCGTGATAAGAGATAACGTCCAGAATGGAGAATGGGACTTTGATGCACTGGCCAATGGTCAATGGGGAGATATCGCCCAACTAAGTGAATGGGGTGTAGATATTGACATCGACCTTACACCTGAAGATGAAGAAGCAGAAGAAGACAACTATGATGTAGAAGATGGGCTGGCCGCTGTTGGCGAACCAAAATCCAAGCTCGGAGATATCTACCAGTTAGGCAACCATCGCCTCATATGCGGTGACTCGACGAAAAAAGAACATATCGCAGCTCTTATGGGTGGAGAAGCGGTCGACTTGCTTATTACCGATCCACCCTACAATGTCAACTACGAAGCTAGCAACGGCAAAAAGATTCAGAACGATAACATGAGCGACTCGAACTTTAAACAGTTCCTGATTGATGCCTTCGAAGCATCTAACATGGCGATGAAGCCAGGAGCCGCTTTCTACATTTGGCATGCAGATTTAGAAGGATATAATTTCAGAGCAGCATCCCAGGAAGTAGGATGGAAAGTAAGACAATGCCTGATCTGGAACAAGAATAGTCTTGTACTAGGAAGACAAGATTACCAATGGAAACACGAACCATGCTTATATGGATGGAAAGACGGAGCTGCGCATTACTTTATCGATGATAGAAGCCAGACCACAGTCATAGAAGATAAAGTGGACCTAGACAAGTTGAGCAAGGCCGAACTTAAATCCATGATAAAAGATATGCTTCAGGGAGACGTACCAACAACCATCATCGAAGAGAACAAGCCAGCAAGGAATGCAGAGCATCCAACGATGAAGCCGATTAAACTGCTGGCAAGGATTATGAAGAATAGTAGCAAGAGAGGACAGAACGTGCTGGATACATTCGGAGGAAGCGGATCAACGCTTATCACATCTGAACAATTAGGACGTCGGTGCTTTATGTCCGAGTTCGATCCAAAGTATGTAGATGTTATCATTAACAGATGGGAACAGTTGACTGTAGGAACTGCTGAACTGATAGGTAACTTCTTAGAAGTTGAAAAATCAACATGCTAATCAACATCAGGAGGACTTAAAATGCCATTTGATAAAGGGAATAAAATAGGGAACAGATTCACGTCTGATAAGCAACCACCTAGGGATAGGGTCGGTCGTAAAAGGAATACCTTTAAGGATTGTATGAAGAAGGTGTTCAATAAGACCATACCCAATGGTATGAGCGAGGAGGACTGCGAACGTTGGGAGCAATTCTTAATCGGCGCTAAGAAAAGCGAGCTGGAATCAATGGCCAAGAATCCGGATGCTCCAATATATGCACTCAACTTGGCAACAGCCATCGTTGCTGATATGAAGAATGGTAGGACCAATACAGTGGATGCCATATATCAGAGACACTATGGTAAAGCTAAGAAGTTAGACCTCACTACAAATGGAAAGGACATGCAAGTACAAGCAATCCAAGTTGAGGTAATAGATAGCCGAGACCAAATCGAAAAAAGTGAAGAGGATGACGACGAGGAATAATGAAGATACAAACGACAAAGGTATATACCGAGATAGACCGTGCAGTTAAGAAAGGATATAAAATCATTTCATTGCAAGGGAGCGCTCGTAGCTCGAAAACGTATAATACGCTTATCTGGCTGATTATATACTGCTTGCAACACCCAGGGACAAGACTCGCGATCGTCAGAGCAACGCTTCCGGCCCTTAAGGGTTCCGTATTCGTCGATTTTAAGGAGATAATGCTTAAGATGGGTGTATGGGAAGAGAAGAAGTGTTACAACAAAACAGAGATGATCTATACCATGCCGAATGGATCGACTGTAGAGTTCTTCTCCATCGACTCGGAGCAAAAGTTGAGAGGTAGAAAGAGGGATATCCTATACGTCAATGAGGCCAATGAAATATTATACCTTGAATGGACACAACTTATAATGCGTACTACGCGATTCGCGATAGTCGATTATAACCCTTCATTCTCGGAGGACCACTGGATATATGCAATCCTGAATAAGGAGGCTAAAACATATCATTGCCTTACGACGTATAAAGATAACCCATTCCTTGAAGAGACGATCATCGAGGAAATCGAATCGCTCCAGCATAAAAACAAAAGCCTTTGGCAGATTTACGGCCTCGGGCAAATGGCGGTCATTGAAGGTCTTGTATTCCCTGAAGTTACAGTTATTGATAAGATACCGTATCAGGTTAAACACAGATGGAAGGGCATGGACTTTGGATATACAAATGATCCAACTGCAATAGTCGAGGTCGGAGTAATGGACCAAAGCATCTACATCGATGAGATATGCTACAAGACACACATGCTGTCTGGGCATATCATCAAAGAGCTAAGAGATAACAATCCGGAACAGCCGGTTATTTCGGAAAGTGCCGATCCTCGATTGATCGACGAGTTATACCTTGGAGGAATCAATGTCTATCCGGTCGAGAAGTACCCAGGAAGTGTCAAGGCTGGTATAATGAAGATGCAGGAATATCACATATACGTAACCAAGAACAGCATCAATGTGCTGAAGGAATTCAGGAACTACACGTATATGCAAGACAAGGAAGGCAAATGGCTGAACGAACCGATCGACTGCTGGAATCATGCTATAGATGCAATTAGATATGTGGTACTGATGGAGATACTCGGTCAAGGAAAACCGAACAAAGATAGTTTAAAGAAATTAATGCAAGACATTTATTAAACACAAAAAAGAACATGACACCTACAGAATCAATCAACCAGGACAAGAGCGCTATAGACCAGATTTTAAATCTGGAAGAACGCGATGCTACCCAGATCATGGCCGATCTAAAGAAAAAGACAATAACCATACTCCCATGGTCCGGAGCACTTGAAAAAGAATACAACCCCAAGTTGCATCCAGTAATGACCGATAAAACCTACCTAGATAAAGTGAGGCCAAATGGAGCCGGTATAGATAAGGCATGCCGCATTACATTGGACCTTCAAAGACTTGCGACCAAACGTATGACAGAAATGATGTTCGCTATTCCTGTTAACAGAGAATATAACATCAAGAGAGAAGACCAGAAAGGACAAGAAATAAAAGCCGTTATAGAATCAATATACGAGAAGATCGGCATTGACTCACTGAACATCGAAAGAGGAAACAAAGTTTTTTCTAGTTGCGAGTGTTTTACGCTTATGTATCTGGTTGAGAAGCCAACAAAATATGGTGATCATAAATCAAACTATAAACTCAAATGCAAAACCTACTCCCCAAAGGATGGAGATTCATTGTATCCTTTGTTTGATGAATACGATGATATGATTGCAATGAGCATCGCATACACCAGGACAGAAGGAACCAAGACAATTAACTACTTCGATACATACACTGATAAAAGACATATCAGATGGACAGACTCCGGATCATCGGGTGTATATGAAGTCGATACAGACGAGGACATTGTGCTGGCTAAGATACCAGGAACATATATATATCGATCAACACCAATATGGGAGGACAGAAGCGATAATATATTTGAAATGGAATGGACATTAAGCCGGAATGGAAACTACCTTAAGAAAAACAGTAAACCTGTATTTGCTATCTTCACAAACAAAGACGTGAAGGTGGGACAAGAGAAGGATGCTGACAATGAATGGCGAACTGTCCAGCAATATCCAGAGAATGGAAAAGCTCAATACATCACATGGGAGCAGGCTATAGATACTTTAAAATTCCATATACAAACTATCAGACAGGACTTCTTTACATCGTTGCAGCTCCCGGACTTATCCTATGAGAACATGAAGACAACTCCAATGTCAGGAGAAAGCAGAAAGCAACTTTTTGTTGATTGCAAACTAAAGGTTGGAGATGAAAAAGGTTCTTGGATTAAAGCATTATCGCGAGAGTTCAACATCATCAAGGCTTATATTCCTTTGATGTTCCCAGAAATAAAAGAAGCAGACGTCGAGGATATCATTGCTAAACAAGTAATTACTGCGTACGCGATCGGAGATGAAACAGAGAAGCTGGATAACATCATTAAGAAGACAGGTGGAAAACAGATTCAATCAAGAAGAGCAGCAATGGAAGAGGCAGGTATCAAAGACGTTGACGAGCAAATGAAAGAAATAGAGGCAGAGGACCAGCAAGAAAACCAGAAAATGAATGTGGCATTCAATGAACCAACAGCATAAATGATTGAAGCAGGGTAGACTCGGTAAGATTTCAATTTCCCGAGATAAAGATGAAAACGATATCAACGATTACAACGAACAATCGGCAATCGCTCAGA